TTTGAAGCGGGATTCTAATGACTGTCATATCAAAAAAGAATGAGGTCTATCTTAGGGTAGATACTGAACAGTATATCCATCAGGAACTGGCAGATTATTTTACATTTGATGTACCTAATGCTGCTTTTCTCCAGAGACAGAGGAGATATAAGTACTGGGATGGTAAGATTCGTCTGTACTCTCCTGGTACTGGGGAACTTTATGTTGGATTATATGATTACTTGATAGAATGGTTGAATAAGAAACGTTATGATTACACTATTAAGGACAGTGAAAACTATGGAAAACCAACCGACACCCTCGATGCCATCACTCCCACAGCAGTATATGGTTTTGTTAGATCTCTGGGTCTGCCTTTTAAGCCAAGAGATTACCAACTACGAGGACTTTATTCAGCTCTCAAGTATAACCGTAGGTTATTATTATCACCAACTGGGTCTGGAAAATCATTTATAATCTATTGTTTAATTCGTTGGCACTTACAATTTAATAGAGAAATACTATTGGTGGTACCTACTACATCGTTAGTAGAACAAATGTATACTGATTTTGAATCTTATGGATGGAAAGCTGAACACTATTGCAATAAAGTCTACGGAGGACACGTCTATGATTCACGGTCTCCTGTGGTCATATCTACGTGGCAGTCTGTCTATAAGGAGCCTAGGAATTTCTTTAACAGGTTTGATGTTGTTATCGGCGATGAAGCGCACCTCTTCAAAGCGAAGAGTTTAACAAAACTTCTCACTAAAATGCACGGTTGTAAGTATCGTGTGGGGTTAACTGGTACCCTAGATGGTACGGAAACCCACCAACTGATACTAGAAGGATTATTTGGACCAGTAGAGCAAGTAATAAGAACAAAACAATTACAGAAAGAAGGACACCTGTCTGATCTAAAGATCAACATCCTAGTGATGAAGCACGTTTACAGAGAATTTGAAACGTATCAGGAAGAAATGGATTATATAGTTTCACACGAAGAAAGGAATAAAATCATCACAGGACTTGCGCGAGACCTCAATGGTAACACGCTTGTGCTATTTAATTTCATCGAAAAACACGGAGACCCATTGTGGGATAGGCTAAATAGTATTAACAAAAGCAAAAGATTATTTTTTGTACACGGTGGAGTTGATGCTGAAGAGCGAGAAGAAGTCCGTCACATATGTGAAGAGACCAATGACGCAATCATCTTAGCTTCTTATGGTACCTTTAGCACTGGTATCAATATCCGTAACTTACATAATGTAATTTTTGCTTCTCCATCTAAATCTAGAATACGTAATTTACAATCAATAGGACGTGCTTTAAGGAAGCACGACTCTAAATCTAGAGCAACCCTATATGATTTCGCTGATGATATTAGTAATGATTCTAGTCATAACGCAACTTTAAACCATTTATTTGCTAGAATAAAGTTGTACAAAGAAGAGAAATTTGATTATTCCATCACGGAAATTAACTTAAATGGCAATTAGTTACATTCGTCACGATGAAGAGTTCTTTGGTATAGTTAAACTCACCAATGGTGAAGAGCTATTAGCGAAGATGCTCGTCTTTGAAGATTCAATAGAACAAGAGGGTACCATCACAGGTACCGACTTATTATTTGTGTCTGAACCTGCCAAGGTTCACGCCACTGATATGGTGAAGGATGGTCAGCGTGCAAGTTTAGTTGGATTAAAAAAGTGGATGGTCTTTTCTGATGAAGAGTTTTTTATAATACCTGAAGATCATATTTTATCCATCGCGCCGATGTCGTCGGACACGATTACGATGTATAAATTATTTGTTAAAGCAGAATTTAAAGGAGAGAGTGTAGACCCTGCCTCCATCAAGCACAAAGAGATTCCAGTTAATCAAAATATGGGTCTCGTTGGTAAGGTAGAGGAGGCTCGTAGAAACTTAGAGAACTTATTTAAACAGTAGCTATAAGTTTCCCTTCAACCCCGACAGTGTTGAGTCTAATTATTTTTTGAGTTGTTGTCAAGCTCCTTGACAAAATACCTACTACGGTGTTAAAATTTATCTATGATTGCACATACAAATTATGGCAATGGTAATGCGTAAAACCAAGAATCAACATTATGTAGATAATGGTAAGTTCCTAGAAGCCCTAGTTAATTACAAGGGTCGGGTTTCTGATGCCGAGCATCTGGGAAAGCCTAAGCCTAGGATAGATGAATACGTAGGAGATTGTTTTTTAAAGATTGCAACACACTTGTCATATAGACCTAACTTCATCAACTATATGTACAAGGAAGATATGATATCAGATGGAGTAGAGAATTGTGTACAGTACATAGATAATTTCGACCCCGCAAAATCCAGAAACCCATTTGCATACTTCACTCAGATAGTATACTATGCTTTCCTAAGAAGGATTGCTAAAGAGAAAAGGCAGCAATCGATTAGGGAAAAGATCATTGAGAAGTCTGGATATGATCAGGTGTTTCATACAGACGATCACAACGCTTCCGATTATAATAATATAAAGAATAGAATTGAGATGGGTAACAGGTATAACTGATGGATGTAAGACAAACACTTGACACTGTGGTAGAATACCTCGGTGGTACTCTTGCTGAGTACGAAACTCTAGACTCTATGGGTCGATCATCCAAAAAAATCGTTATCGAGTATGACATCAAACAAAAAGATTCTGCTGATAACTGATCAGCACTTTGGAGCACGCAACGACAATCAAGTATTCTTAGATAAGTACCAGCAGTTTTATTCTGGTACCGTAATTCCTTTTATAAAGAAGAATAATATAGAACAGATAATATGTTTGGGTGATACCTTTGATAAGCGTAAAGCAATTAATTTTCATTCACTAGACTCTGCTAGAGAGATGTGGTTTGACCCTCTCAAGGAGATGGGTGTCCAGATGACTATGCTCATTGGTAACCACGACATCTATTATAAGAATACAATCAAGACCAATGCACCTCAACAGTTGTTGGGTGAGTATGATAACATTGAGATATTAACTGAACCTTGCTATAGAACATTTAATGGTGTCAGGATCCTTATGCTACCTTGGATCTGTGATGACAATAGAAAGAAAATACATCAGATGGTTGATGAGTCAGATGCCAAAGTATGTTTCGGACATTTAGAATTATCAACTTTTGAGGCTTTGCCTGGTATAGTAATGGATCACGGTGATGATCCTACTAGGTATGAGAAATTTGATCTGGTATGTTCAGGTCATTTCCATATGAAGTCTAAGAGGGGTAACATAAACTATCTTGGTAACCCGTACCAATTATACTGGAGTGATTACGGTCAGAGAAGAGGGTTCCATACACTAAATACTAGTAACTTACGCCTATCCTTTCATAAGAATCCTCACAATATCTTTAACAAGGTATACTACGATGATATCCGCACATCTTATGATGTTCCTCCTGATAGCACTAGCCTTACTGGATCATTTGTAAAGCTAATTGTACACAATCGGGAAAACCAGGTCTGGTTTGATCGTTATATTCATCACTTACAAGAGGTGGGTGTTGCAGATCTCAAGATCATAGAAGACGTAACGCTTGAATTAAAAGAGGCAGATGAAGCAGTAAAAATGGAAGATACTGTCACGATACTAGAACAATATGTTAACGACTTAGATGATTCAATTGATAAACCTAACGTTGTTAAAATTTTAAAATCATTGTATACTGAGGCTATTAATATCTGATGTTCGTCTTACTAGACAAGAGAACAGGTGGTGTGTACGCTGTCACAGATGAGAGTGTACCTCAAAAGGTTGTGCAAATTTTTGTTGACAAAGATGACGCAGACCGCTATTATCAGATGCTTGAGGCTGTAGACTACAGTCGAAAGTTAGAAGTAAGTGAAGTTGAAAGGGACATAGTAATAACCAACTGCCTAGCACACGGTTATGCTTACTCCATCATCAAACCTGATGACTTTGTTATTCCTCCGTTAGACCTTAAATGATTGTATTTGAAAAGATCCGTTGGAAAAACTTCCTGTCAACAGGAAACCAATTTACAGAACTCGGATTGAATGAAGATGAAGGTACCTTAATCATTGGTAACAATGGTGCTGGTAAGTCCACTATGTTGGATGCCTTGTGCTTCTGTCTTTTCAATAAACCATTCAGAAAGATTAGTAAGGGTCTACTTGTTAATACTGTTAACGAAAAGGATTGTGTTGTAGAAGTAGAATTTAGAATTGGTACCATAGAATATAAGGTAGTACGTGGTATAAAGCCTGGGATCCTTGAGATATATCGTCAAGGTAATCTGTTAGATCAGGACGCAGCGAATAGAGACTATCAAAAATACCTTGAGCAAAACATACTCAAGCTTAACTACAAGTCATTTACACAGGTGGTCATACTAGGGAGTAGTACATTTGTTCCCTTTATGCAACTTCCTGCTGGACACAGAAGAGAAGTTGTTGAAGATTTACTGGATATCCAAGTCTTTTCTCATATGAATATGCTCCTGAAGGAGCGTATTAAAGATAACAATGAGTCTCTAAGAGATTGTAAGTATGAATTGCAGATTGCTGATGAGAGAATAATCTCACAGTGTAAGACTTTGAATAGTTTAACTGCTGTAAATGATAAGAGAATTGAATTACAGAAAGGTCAGTTCGATCTTAATGAAGAACGAATGTTAGATGTAAAGAGGAAGAAGGATAAAATAGAACAGCAGATAATAAAACTTGATGATTCTGAAAAGGAATTTGAAACTCTAGAACAACAGTACGGTAACGTAAAGGACTTACGTTCTAGATTACAAGGTAAACTTGAGAGGACTACTAAAGATTTTGAGTTCTTCCAAGAGAATTCTTCTTGTCCTATGTGTACTCAGGACATTGAAGAAACGTTTAGAACTATGAAGATTGGTATCTTGGGTAGAAAAAAGGATGAAGTATTGGATGCCACGGAACAACTGAAGGAAGAACTAGTAAAGATACGTGCTTCTATGGCTCTTATGAAAGATAATCACGAGTCAGTTATGGAGTATAGGTTTGAGGTACAGTCTCTTATACAAGAAGAGAAGAGATTGATGAAGACTAATACAGATATACTTTCTACAATAAAAGACTTAAGTAATCAACCTGACATCACTGGTGTACAGGAGGAACTAGATAAATTAAGGAAGGAGTATGAAGAAAAAGAATCTGCTTGTGCTGATGTTAATAAACTAGCCGCAGATTATAAACTAGCTGGTACCCTATTAAAGGATGGTGGTATCAAGGCAAAAATTATTTCAAAATATATCCCTATTATTAACCAGTCTATCAATAGACACCTGTCTAATATGGATACATATATTAATTTTACTCTTGACGAGGAGTTCCAAGAGGTTATAAAATCTAGGTACCGTGATAAGTTCTCCTACTCATCCTTCTCTGAAGGTGAGAAGCAGAAGATTGACCTAGCACTAC